CCAAAAAAATGGCTTTATCTTGGAGCCCTTGGGTGACTTTGAAAGCTAAGGCTGACAGGCTAGATATTAAAACCGATATCAAAGGCTTTGCTAAGCACTGTATGAGAAAAGTCGTATGATCAAATTGCAGATGCAAAAGGTTGAGCATTCTAGAAAGATAGGCAGTAGGTGCGAATACATCGAGCCTAACGTGAAAGATTCTTGTTATTTATATGACGGTGACGAGCTAGTCGGAGTTTACATCAATGATGTGAAAAAAGAACACCCTAAGTTGGCGAAGATTATGTCTGTGGCTAATTGTGAGTTTCTTTCTGAACGGGTGCCTAAGACGCTTTTAGAAAGAGCTGATGTAATGGCTAAAGTTAAAGCGGGGATGACTAGAGCGGAAGCAAAAAAGGCTGGCACGGTACAATACAGCACAATTATTGGGAGTATACCGCCAAAACCATTGATGAGAAGGGCTTACCCAAACAGAAGTAGCGTTCACGCTGTTAAGTCTGCTAGAACCTTTATAAAAGCGATGCTGATGGCGACAGCGGAGATAAAGCAGCTGATGGGTGAGCTGATGCCTGAGCATCTCAAACGCCAATTGAGCGCGGTTTCAGTTGTTGATGATAAATGGAAGTTTGGCAAACTGTTTACTAGCAGTATCAGCAACTTCAACATATCTGCACCTTTCCACAGAGATACGGCTAACATTAAAGAAACTTTGAACGCAATCTACACTCACAGGCATAACGCAAATGGCGGTTGTTTGTATGTTCCTGACTATGACGCTTGTTTTGAAATGCCCAGTGATAGCCTTCTTTTGTATCCTGCGTGGAGGAATGTGCATGCAGTAACGCCTATAAAGCCGACGCATGAAGGCGGTTACAGAAACAGTTTAGTTTTCTATGCTTTAAAAGGATTCGAAAATGAATGATAAAGATAAAGGTGGTAGACCACAGTTTGTTTTCCAGCAAGATCAGATTGTTGAGCTAGAAAGATTGTCTTCTTATCTCACAAAAGGTCAGGTAGCAGATTTCTACGGTATTTGTGAGAACACGTTAAGAGCTGTCGAGGAAAGGCAGCCAGAGGTTTCTGAGGCTTATAAAAGGGGAAGAGCCACACAAACTGCAAGAATGGCGCAAAACCTTGTCCAAATGGCTATGGCAGGCAATGTGACAGCTGCAATATTTTATCTAAAAACGCAATCAGGATGGAAAGAGCAAGAACCTGAAATACAAGAAATACCGCCTATTAACATTATATTAGACAATAATGCAGTTAACGCACCCGCAGACTGAAATATTCTGCAGTAAAAGCAGGTTCAGAGTTTGCGTGGCTGGCAGAAGGTTCGGCAAAACATTTCTTTCAACTGGAGAGTTGCTAAAGGCGGCAACTAGCGGCAACAATAAGAACTGCTGGTATGTTGCACCGACTTACGGTGCGGCTAAAGATATTGCTTGGTCTATGCTCATTCACACTATACCGCAACAGTATATATCTAAGACTAATGAAAGCTCTTTGACATTACGCTTGATAAATGGCTCAACGATTAGCCTTAAAGGAGCCGAGAAGCCTAACAACTTGCGCGGACGAGCTTTGGACTTTGTTGTGCTTGACGAGTTTGCTGATATGCGCCCAGAAGCATGGTACGAAGTCATTAGGCCTTCATTGTCTGACCGCCTCGGCTCTTCTTTGTTTATCGGCACACCTAAAGGACGCAATCACTTTTATGACCTCTGGGCTAAAGGCAAGGATTATGGAGACGATTGGGAGTCTTTCCAATACACAACCCTTCAGGGTGGAAACGTACCGCAGGAAGAAATTGACGCTGCCCGTCAAGACCTAGATGAACGCACGTTTAAGCAAGAGTATGAAGCAGCATTCGTGACTTACGCTGGCCTAATCTATTACGGCTTTAATCGCGAAGAGTCTGTGTTGGCGATTGATGACGATAGTGGTACACTCCACATTGGGATGGACTTCAATTTGGACCCCATGTCAGCCGTTATCTGTATTCGTAGAGGCGGGACGCTGATTGCCGTTGACGAGATTGTCATGTACGGGTCTAACACTGATGAGATGGTTGCGGAGATAGTAGACCGCTACCCTAGACGCAATATAATTGTTTATCCAGACCCAGCATCAAGACAGCGGAAAACCTCTGCTGGTGGTCGCACTGATTTGTCGATCTTACAAAACGCAGGATTTAGCGTTAAGGCGAAGAACTCACACGCACTGGTCAGGGATCGGATCAACGCTGTGAATAGTCGTTTACTGTCAAGTGATGGTGAGCGGCATTTGTACATCAGCCCGAAATGCAAGCAGACGATTAAGTCACTTGAAAGGCAGACCTACAAAGAAGGCACAAGCATTCCCAATAAAGAAGATGGCTACGATCATATGAACGATGCCCTCGGCTACTTAGTGGAATACCTGTTCCCAGTTCGCACTGAATACGCCACACCACAACCACAAAGGTGGACTTGATGAGATTGAACGCAGATACAACGCACCCTGATTATGACAAGTACGAAGCACGCTGGGAGTTTTATGTTCGCAGCTATATGGGTGGGCAAGATTACTTTAATGGCGCATACCTCACGCGCTACATATCCGAAACAACAGATGACTATGACCGCAGACTTGATCTGACCCCGCTAGATAACCACTGCAAAAATATAGTCCATATCTACAGCAGCTTCCTTTGGCGTGTGCCGCCTACTAGAGCCTATAACAGCGCAGCCAATAACGTGGCCCTTGATTCTTTCTTAAAAGATGCTGATCTCGATGGCCGCAGCTTTGATGCGTTTATGCGCGAAGCTCAGATTTGGTCTAGCGTGTATGGTCATGTATGGCTAATGATGGATAAGCCTAAGTCTACAGCAGGAACAAAGGCAGAAGAGTTAGAGCAAGACATTAGACCTTATGTAACGATGTTCACGCCTGAGAATGTTCTTGACTGGAATTATGTGCGCACCCCTAGTGGTCGCTTTGAGCTTGACTATCTGAAGGTCAGGGAGAGCGTTATTCGTGTTGATGAAACAACCACAGAGACATACTACCGCGTCTGGTATAAAGACCGCGTAGAGCAATGGCACTCAGTTAATGACCTAGATAAGATGATTGAGGTAGATGACAACGTACTGGGTCGCATCCCTGCGGTGTTCTTACCTGCACAAAGATCGATAACCAGAGGCATAGGCATAAGCGACATATCAGATGCCAGCTACATGCAAAGAGCCATTTATCAAGAGCTATCAGAGATCGAGCAGCTAATCCGTATCTCTAACCACCCGACACTGGTTAAATCATACGGAACAGATGCCAGTGCAGGCGCTGGGGCTATTATTAATCTGCCCGATGATATGGACGCACAGTTGAAACCCTATCAGTTGCAGCCTAGCGGTCAGAACCTAGACGCTGTACGAGCATCGATAACCGACAAGGTGGAGTCAATCAACCGCATGAGCCATATGGGTGCTGTGCGCGGTACTGATGCTCAGGTAATGTCTGGCGTTGCTATGCAGACTGAGTTTCAGATGCTTAATGCTAAGTTAGCAGAGAAGGCCGACATACTAGAGCTTGCAGAAGAGCAGTTGTGGCTGTTGTTCTGTGATTGGCAGGATGTAACCCCAGATGTAGAGATATTCTACCCAGACGCATTTGACCTGCGTGACTACGATAAGGAGTTAATGTTCCTACAGCAGTTAAAAGCATCAGGCGTTAGGTCTGTTACTTTAGCTCAGGAGATAGACAAAAAGATTAGTGATCTTGTGCTTGACGATGAGCAGTTGGCTAGAGCGCATTCTGAAATTGAGTCTGGCACACAGGTGCTAGGTCAGTTTAACGAGCAGGTAGTTGAAGAAAGCTAATGCCAGCAGACGTTGATCACGTTGAAGAGCTTAACCAGATAGCTGATGCCCACCAGAGACAGTTAGCCGCAGCACTGGTTACTCTGGAGCAAAGGATTACTGAGTTGCTCGCTACAGCCCCATTGCAGGATGGCAACCTATTCGATTTAGAGTGGGCTATTCAAGCAAGGGCAGAGATACGACAGATAGTTGAAGAAGAGTATCTTGCTGAGGTAGACAGAATAGTCAGGGAGTATACGGCTGTTGCTGCCAGTACTTATGAAATGCTGGGAACATACGGCACCTTCACACAGCTTGATCCTCGCATCATAAGTCAGTTGCAGACCTTGCAGTTTCAAGGCTTTCAAGATATAGGCGCAGAGTATCTGGACGCTATTAGCCGAGAGGTATACAGAAACACCCTGACTGGTGCTAGTTTTGCTGCAAGCGTTCAGGTCATACAGGAAGTAGCAGGCGGCAGGCTTTCACAGTATGCAAAGCAACAGGTACACGACAGCCTTATGCAGTTTGATGCATCGGTTAATACTGCAATAGGCAAAGAATCTGGCGCAACCAAATGGAAGTATGTTGGCCGTTTAATTGCAACGTCGAGACCTTTTTGTCGCGAGCATGAGGGTAAGACGTTTACTGATGAAGAAATCCAAGATTTGTGGTCAGGCAGTTGGGCTGGTAAAGCCGCTGGTGACCCTTTCATCGTTCGCGGTGGCTATAACTGCGGGCATTCATTTAGACCAGTATTTGAAGAGGAATAATCATGCCAAAAGGTAAAGGTACATACGGTAGTAAGGTTGGACGACCAAAGAAGAAGAAGAAACCAAAAAAGTAAATTTATGCTAGACTAACGATTCACCAATACTCTTTAAGAGGCACGCGACATGAGCGATGAAATCATGGAAACAGAAGCAGAGACTGAAACTGCGGCAGTAGAAACTCAGGAAAGCAAGACCTTTACTCAGGATGAACTAGACCGCATTGTTGCGGATCGTGTTGCTAGAGAGCAGCGCAAGTTCGATAAACGACTATCTGGCGTTGACCTTGATGAAGCTAAAGACCTGTTGGCAAAAAAAGAAGCCGCAGAGTTAGAGCGACAGAAAGAGCGCGGGGAGTTCGACAAAGTCCTGAAGCAAACGGTTGAGAAGAAAGACATGGAGATACAGAGTTACAAAAGCAAGTTGCAACAGACGCTAGTAGATGGAGCGATTCTGGGTGCAGCTTCAAACAGTAACGCTGTTAATCCGAATCAAGTCTCTCAGCTACTAAAAGACCAGACCAGACTGTCAGATGACGGCACGGTTGAGGTGCTAGACGCTAACGGAGTGCCGCGTTACAATGACAGCGGTGATTTGTTATCAGTCAATGAGATGGTAGCAGAGTTCTTGACAGTAAACCCACACATGGTCAAAGCCTCCCAAGGTGGCACTGGCTCGATGGGTAACGCTGGTGGCTCGACGCAGAAGCCTCAATCTGTGGCAGATATGGTTGCTAACTGGGAAAATGGCGGGAAAGAAGCATTTGCCGCTATGAAGAAAAAGTAACCACCCAAACCACAATTTAATTTTATTTAGAGGCATTTATCATGGCTGCAACAACTTCAACAACTCTCGACGATCTATTTGTTAATATCGTAGCTCAGGCGCGTTTTACCGCAGAAGAGCAATCACTTAT